GAGAATAGATCCGTCTGTGAAATCTACAGGTGGCTCTTCCTTAGGTGTATTTCGATAAACCACAATGCTCGTCCCAGCTGCTGGAGCGGGGGAGATCTGGATTGTTTGGGCATTGAGCCAAGTGAATGGCACCTCCACCCCGTCCACCATAGCGTGGACATGAGTCTTATCGAAGTAAGCAAAGGCAAACGTGAAATCCGTTTGTAATGCATCTCCGGTATAGTTTATGTAACTGTAAGCCACAGAAGGACTCTCCTAGTTTAAATTTAAAAGACCCCCCAGTTACGGGGGGTGTTGTTACTCTTGTGCTTTTTCTGTTGGTAGGTCTTGCACCATGTTATTAATGACGTTATTGACTACCGGTAGGTTGTGCCAAGGGAGAAGCTTGCTTAATGCTTTCGCATCAGCTTGTGTGAGTTGTGTTTCACTACTAACTGAATTAGTAACTCCCTTTTTAATACCTGTAACCACACTATTACCTAGTGCGTAGGTAGGGTTAGACATAAAACCTGAGAGGTCTGTTGTCGTTCTACTACCTTGGAACCAATCAACACCAGCCACGGTTAAGATGTTAGGAATCATTGATGAAGAACCTGTTCTAGCCCAGCCACGTAGAGCAATTTTGTGTGGACTGCCTAAACGCTCAGCTAAGAACTCTGCTCTAGCTTCTGCTTCCATACCCATCGACTGTTGATAAGCTCGACCTGCATAGATGGCAGAACCATACATAGTTCCTTGTAGAAGAGTGAAACCCGTTGCAGCATCCTTGTGGTTGAAACCAAACATCAATTGCTTGTTCCATGCTTGCATACCAAAGTTCATAAACTGAAACATGGTTTTACCTAAGGTCGATCCCATGAATGGAATCATTGCACCCAAGTCGTTCTCTTGAATAGTTCTGCGAGATTCTCTCCAGATAGCTCTCATGAACTTGTGGTGTAACTCTGGGTGCTCCACAGTAAACTTATCCCAATCAATCGCCTTGGTTGAAGTTCTGATGTCACCAGCTGTATCACTAGAGAGATCCTTGAGGACAGTCTTGATTGCCCCAAAGTCTTCTTCGCTAAGACCCATCCATGCTAGACGATCCTTAGTTAGATATGCACCACCACTATGCGGAATGCCATTAGCTAAATCAATGAATCCATTGACTAAAGCTGTGGCTCCAATTCTGGTTTGTTGTACTAACATACCAGTCATGCCGGTCCAATCTAATGTCTTCTGAGCTCCTTTAGAAATAGCCCAATCTAACTTATCTAGGCCCTTGTTCCAAGAACTACCATCTCGATAGTTATCAGACCAAGCAGTACGCTTACTGAAATCCATACGCATGATGTATTGAGCACCTGCTCCACCAAAGGTATTCTCTAGGTGATCCAAGAGATCTGTAGGTGCCTTACCTGTCTCCATGTCTCTCATGAGTTTCCCAAAGTCTGGGACAGCTTCAATCATGGCTTTATAACCAACCGTACCAGCAAGTTGTGCTGTTTCAGTTAACTGGTTAAATACGGCACCACTCATCAAACGCATAACGTTGAAGTTACGAACCATGGATAACCCTTTTCTCCAAGGATTAAATCCTTCTTCAAGAGGTATCGACAAGATACGATCAAAGGCAAACTGCAAATCATTCCTAGCTCTAACTAGGTCAGACTCAAGATACTTACTACCTAAGGTGTTAGTGACTGCATCATTAATCATCTTGGTAATATCACCTGACTTATAGACATCTAAGTTCTTTGCAAGGGATACGTTACCAGCCACACGATTGTTATAGCTTTCAACAACCTCAAGGGCATTAGTCTTAATGAAATCATTAAGCTTTATACCTTCGATGTCAGATCCAGCAGGACCTACGAAGCGTTCATCAATAGTGTTACGGTGTTTAAGGTTAGCAACAATACGACCAGAGTCATCTTTACCTGTTGGATATCCTAGAATCTGATCTGCCATCTTAGCTGCAGAATCTTCATCAATACCTAGTTGTGTCTTTAGTGACTCAATTAAGCCGGGCCTATCTTGACCACGAAGCATATCTGTGAGGTTACCTCGAGCTGCTTGGTTCTGTGCTTGTTCAACAGTACGGGTGTACCACTTCGCAAACTGTGCAGCTTGTTTGTCATCAACATCATCACGACCAGATTTATAAGCAGCAGCCCAGTAAGCTTCTACTTTATCTCGACCATGTACAGCGACCATGTCACTCCACTTATTGGAGTCATGAACACGAGGAAGATAGTTCTTATTCTGTTCTAGCTTACCAACGTAACCAACTACATTACCTTCATCATCTAGTACTTCCTTCTCAGTAAGACCCTTCTTCCAACCACTGCCTGTGCGATTAGGATTGTTAATATCCTCTACACGATCAGCCAAGTTCTTACGAACAGCTTCACCGGCCTTCTTGACCTCTGGGTGGTACTCACCGGGGAAGTCACGAATGTAGTTACTAATCTGTTCACCGAAGTCATCAAAGGCATCACCACGTTCATGAAACTTGTAGTCTTGCTCTTTCATCCAATTCAAGAACGGGCCGTAAGTTGTCTTACGTAACTGAGCATTCCAACCTTCACGGAACATAACAGCATCATCCCAAGCATTAGACTTAACTACAGAGTGATCTTTGTATCCAATAGTGGTACCAAAGAGATTCTGTGCCAAAGCTTTAACTTTATTAGGTAAGCTGTTCTTGTTTAATCTATTTTCTAAACCAAGACCCCAACCAAATACTTCAGGTATCTGAGCACTATCTGCAGCAACAGCTTCTTCGTGTGTGGCTTTGCTATCAGGTGCTAAACGATATCCCTCAGGAGGAGATGTAACTTCCCCTTTGCGGTAGATACCACCACCTTCAACAATCGGCTCAGCTAATTCCATGAACTTATGGAAGGCTGTTCTGTGTTTTGCATCAATACCTAAGAGGTCCATTACCTTATTAAAGAAGTCAGTAAGGACTCCGTTATGAGTTAACTTGGATCCATCAAGAGTTAGACTCTGTAGAAACTTTTGGAACTTAGGATTAGAGATACCTTCAGCTAAGAACTCATAAGCATTAGTTAAACCATAGTGATTCTTATCAACACCAGCTTTCTTTGCAAGCTTAAGTACGTGTTTATATAAGTCATCCATCTCTTTAACAGCCTTGGCAACCTTAGGGGTTCCCTCGATGTTATCTAGAGATACACCGGTCTTCTTTGACCAAGCTTTATCTTTTGCAGATGGAACTAGACGTTGCTTATATACACCAGCCACGTGTGCTAGTTCGTGTACAAAGGTGCCGTCTGTCATACCAGTAGCCAATACTTCTCGACTACCACGCTTAGGCCTCTTACCATCACGACCAAGCCCACGAATAGCAAACTCCACGGTGCCCTCTTTGGTTCCTCTAGAACCTATGGGGGTACCAATGTGTGCCAAATTACCACCACCTAGTGGACTCTTAACATACCAGTCAGGTTGCTTTCCAGTACCAGTCTCATAGAACAAAATGTTCTTGATATTAATACCTTCCAACATTTGATCCATCCAAGCTACGTTTGCTTTATTTGGACTATATAAACGAATGTAGTCAATTAAAGACTCTAACGGTTGGTTAGGTGGGAGGTGTAGCTGCGGACCATCCTTATGACCACTTTCAATGATCGTTGGAGTGTCCCATTCCTTATCCCAAGTGTTCTTCCTAGGTTGAGGACCAAGATCCTCAGGTCTCTCTGGGGCTGCCCTACGGTAGAAGTCAGACATGTATTCTGCTTCTTTAACCTTGAGTTCCTCAGGGGTGTACTTAGCACCATTGCGTTTCTCAATACCAATACGTAGTGCTGCAAAGTCAGAGGCTGAGATAGCATTTAATTCTTTTCTTCCCCAAGCCTGAACAGTCTCTAATTCTTTGTTGTATCTAGAGGTTGTAAGGCTGTGGTTAATCTGACCACCAACACCACCAAGGGCTGTACCCATGGCTGCAGCAAAGACTAGCTCTGTTGCATTTGTTCCTTCAGGTCTTAGATCTTGTAAGATTAATTCCTGAGCTACGTTGGTGATAGCACCTTCAGCTGCACCGTAGGCAATACGACCCCATCGGGTAGCTGCCATCGGTAGTCCCAATTCGGGAGCAAAAGCTGTTAGGCCAACAATTGCGATGTTGGTTGGATCTGCAATACCACCAACCATACGAGATACACCGGCTGAGAATCCAGCTTCTTGGTATCTCTTTTCTGTTTGTTCGTACTCTTTAGCGTTAGCTTGAAGCTTCGCAGCGTGTGCTTCAGATGTTGCACCAGACCATACATAGTCCCAATACTTA